CGCGATCCGTTTCAGGATGACGTGCAAGGGCCGGATGACATCTTCCTGTCTGCGGACCAGCGTTACATCCGCGAGGCGATGTTTCAAGCGGCCAACCAGGGGGGCTGGATGATCGCGGTGGTCGGTGAGTCGGGCAGCGGCAAAACCACGCTGCGCCGCGAAACCATCGACCGCATCCAGCGCGAGAGTCGGCCGGTGATGGTTATCCAGCCCAAGGCGTTCGACAAAAGCCAGCTGACGGCCCGGCACATCTGCGAGGCCATCCTCTACGACCTGCAGCCCAACTGCAAACCCAAGCGCTCGCTCGAAGCCCTTTCACGGCAAGTCGAAAAGGCCCTGGTCGAAAGCGGCCGCGCCGGGTTCAGCCACGTGCTGATTATCGAAGAGGCCCACGACCTGCTGATCCAGACCCTCAAGTACCTCAAGCGCTTTTGGGAAATGGAAGACGGCTTCAAGAAGCTGCTCTCGATCGTGCTGATCGGCCAGCCCGAGCTGCGCGACAAGCTGGACGAGCGACGCTATGTGGAAGCCCGCGAAGTCATCCGCCGCTGCGAAGTGCTTGAGCTCAAGCCCCTGGATACCGGCCTGGGCGATTACCTGACGCTGAAGTTCAAGCGGATCGGCAACGAGCTGTCGAAGATTTTTGACACCGACGGTATCGACGCCGTGCGCAACCGCCTGACCGAAGTGGGCCGGGGCCCCAGCCGCAATCAGGCCCTCTCCATGACCTACCCGCTGATTGTGAATAACTTGGTCACCAAGGCCATGAACGCCGCAGCGGCCTATGGCGCGGCGCGGGTTACGGCTGACATTGTTAAAGGATGCTGATGATGGATCGCGACACCAAAACCATTCTCGCTGCCCGCAAGGCCACGCTCTTCAATGATCGCTACGCCCGCGGAGACCGCGTGATGCACATCCACACCCCGGGCTGCGAGCCCCAAATAGACCGGGTCTTTGGCCGCGCCCATGTGGTGAGCGGTGAGAGCGTGGTTGAGCTTGCCGGCCGCGCCGGCCTGGTGCCCACCGACCAGCTCTACGCTATGCCGCAAGGATCGCCCGCGCAGGGTCGCCGGGGCGGCTGGATTCTGGCCGGGGCCTTTGCCCTTGGTGCGGCCGCTGCGGTGCTGCTTGCTTTGGCTGTGCCGCCGGCTCGCAGCACGCCGCCCGGCCACATCGTGATCGATTGCGATGAGCCCAGCGAGGTCGCCACCCCGGCCCGGAGGGTGCAGGCATGAACGCCCCCCATCCTACTCATGTGCCCCGCAATCGCGATGCCGACCGTGCCGAAGCCGAACGGGTGGTTGCGGTGCTGTACGAGCAGATCGGGGAGATCAACAAGATTGTGGCCGGCGAGGAAGACGCTGCCACCATCGCCGAGCTGGTGCATCTGCGCGACGACCTGCGGATTGCCGGCGACATGCTGTGTGCCTTCGCCAACGGCCTGGCGCTGGCCACCCCCGACCCGGTGACCGGCTGCTTCCTGGTGGAGCGCTTTGCCCTGGCAGACCGGCCGGCGCCGGTGGGTGAGATTCTGCTGATCTGGATGGCCGACAAACTCGGAGGGCAACTCCCCTGGCTTGGCCACATGGATGAGCGCGGAGGCTGGTGGTACGTTGATAGCGGCATGGCCCGCGGGGTGACGCACTGGGCGTATCGGCCGGAGGCGTGCAAATGAGCCGCACGACTGCTACCCAGTGGCCCGTCCACTACACCGCGGCGGACATCGAGGCGATCAATGCGCTGACGGCCTGGAAGGCTGAAAACGGGCTGAGCAACGTGCAGATCAGCAACCGCATCGGCACAGGCAACGCGATCGTCAGCCAGATCCTGCGCGGCACATACGTGCGTCCGACAGCAATGCTCAAGCGGCTGCTGGCGTCCGCCGGCCTGCCGATGCCGGCAGCGTGGCGCACGGCCGAGCCGCCCGCACCGGCCCCGGCGCCGGTACCGGCCCCGATGGTCGCACGCATGCCCAGCCCGCTACGTTACGGCTGCTGGCAGCCCGGCGAGGCTGACATGACGCCGGCCGATGCCCCGCTGCGGGCCGCAATCCTCCGGGCGCTGCGGCGCACAACAAGCGCCGAGCCGATGCCGGTGCCCGAGCTGCTCACTCGGCTCACCACGGCCGACACGAAGCCCGCCCAGATCCGCGCTGCGCTTGAGGCCTTGATCAACGCACGGGAGGTGATCAGGGCCAGCGTGACCCACAAGGGCCGGATGCTGGAGGTTGTGTACATCATGGGGCGCATCGTCAAAGCGAAGCCCGGCCGCCGGGCCGGCGCTATCCGCATCGTGCCCAGCCAGCACGCCAAATCCGTGCATGGAGGGCCCGTGGCATGACAACCCTCAGCGAAGCCCGCCACAACCACATCGTGGCCGGCATCGAGACCTTGCGCACCGCCGTCGCGCAGCTGCGCAGCGACGGATTCGAGGTGCTCAGCGCCTACTCGGGGATCCTGTCCGCCCCCGAAATCCACGTCGGCGCGCCGCAGCACCTGGCCGACAGCCCCGCGTTGTTCGTGGCTGCACACATCGCCGGTTCGATCCATTTTGCGGTGCCCTACATGGGCTGCACCGTGATCTGGATCGACCGTCCCACCCTGGCCGGCCTGCCGCCGGTTGAATTCACTCCCCTCGAAAGGCCCCACCGTGGCTGATAACACTCCGATCCCTGACGGCTACTGGAAGAACGCAGCCGGCCACCTGGTCCCGTCCGACCAAGTGAGCGCCCACGACAAGCTGCGCGACGGCGTGGCACGCAACCTCGTGGAGGTGGCACTGAGCACCAACGCCCAACTCGCCGCACTGAAAAAGCTGGCCCTCGACAGCATCGCCGAGCTGGTGAGCATCAGCGCCGCGCGCTACGACGTAAAGCTCGGCGGCGAGAAGGGCAACGTGCAGGTCACGACCTTCGACGGCAGCTACAAGATCGTCCGGGCCTACGCCGAACGAATCACCTTCACCGAGGGAATCGAAGCGGCGAAGGCGCTGATCAACAACTGCATCATCCGCTGGAGCGAGGGCGCCAACCCCCACATCCGCGCCCTGGTCGATCGCGCGTTTCGAACCGACAGCAAGGGCCAGATCAAGACCGCCGCAGTGCTCGAGCTGCTGCGCCTCGACATCGACGACCCCGAGTGGCTGCAGGCCATGGAGGCGATCAAGGACAGCATCGAAGCCTGCGGCACGGCTGTGTATGTCCGCTTTTACGTCCGTGGCGAGGGCGCCGGCCAGTGGAACGCGATTCCGCTGGATCTGGCGTCGGTTTGAGGGGGCGCGACATGGACACCACTCGAGTCGGCATTGCCCGCCACGTCGAAACAGGCGATCTGGACGTGGTGATCACGTCTGAGGTCAACGGAGAAACGATCCTCAAGACGTACTTATCCCCGACGGATGCCCATGCCTTCGCCGCCGATGTCGTCGAGGTCTGCAACGACATCGACACCCGCCTGGCCGCGGCAACCCGCGCCGCTGTGCAGGCCATCGCAACCATGAGGGAGGACACACAATGAGCCCGGTACGCATCACGCTCATGAGCAATGCGAGCGGCAGCTGGGCCGTGCTCGGCCGCTTCCCCGACACCCGGACCGTGCGCGTAAACCTTGATGGCTGCTGCAGCACGCTGCACCGCCTGTCCGACTTCCGCACGCACTTCAAACTCGTCGATGAGATGGGTAACACCCTCGCGACACTCCGCGACGGCGCTATCCGCTTCGATCCCGTCAAAAAAGGGGGAATCTGAGATGACCATCATCACCAACTTCAACCGTCTGTGCAGTCTTCACAACGCGGCACGTGTGCGGGGACCGAACAGCCGGGAATGGATCGAGTTCGCCGTCACGATGATGGACTCCTTCCCGGCCCTCTACGACGTTGCCGAAGCCATGAACCAGGACCAGGCCGAACAGCGCCAGGCGGCAGGATGGACGCCCGCCGTCACATCGGTAGTCGCCGAGAGCCAGCGCCAGATCAACGTCGAGGGATGGACCGCCGAGCATGACGACGATCACGATGCTGGCGAGCTGGCTGGCGCCGCCGCTTGCTACGCGCGCCACGCGGCCGCCCGCGGCTGGGTTTTTCACGGAAATTACTGCAACGAGCCTGTGCCGGACGCCTGGACGCTCGACCGGGCGGCCTGGAAACCGCGGTCGCCGCGCCACGACTTGGTGAGGGCAGCCGCGCTGATCCTTGCAGAGATCGAGCGCATGGACCGCACCATTTGGAGACCCTGATCATGTCACCCCAAGAGAAAAACGCCCGCGCCGCCAAGATCCGGATGATTCAGGTCGCCCGGCGCCAGCTCGGCCTCGACGAGGACACCTACCGCGCTGCCATTGCCCTGGCCGTGCCTGGCAAGACGAGCAGCTCGGATTGCACGGTGGGCCAGCTCGACCGGATCATCGACAGCCTGAAGAAGAAGGGCTTCAAGCCGAAGAAGCCGGCCGGGGCGCCGCCGCGGCCCGAGCGGCGCACGCTGGATACGTCGGTGGAGGCCAGCAAGGCGCGGGCGGTGTGGCTGCTGCTGGTCGAGATCGGGGTGGTGCGCGATCCGTCGGAGGCGGCGCTCAATGCCTATGTTCGGCGCCAGGCTGGTGTCGATGACCTGCGCTGGGTGCGGAACATGGAGCCAGTGATTGAGGGCTTGAAGGCCTGGGCAGCCCGCAAGCTGCCGGCGGCCCTGCAGGCCAAGCTCGACAGTTTGAAGGCGGCCGGTTTGATGCTGCCTGGTGCATCGGTGGGGCGAGTGCTTGAGCGTGTGGCCCCAACGTTGCGGCCGGACAGCTTCGACGCCCTGTGGGCAGGCTGGGAGCATCTGAAAACCCTTGACCAGGTACGGGCGGCGCAATGAGCGCGTTGCCGCCCCGCATTCGCGAGCTGGTCGGCCTGGTGGGTATCGAGGCGGTGATGCAGCTGCTCGAGGCGCGCTTGTTTGGCCGCGAGTGGCGGGTGTCCGGCGGGCGCGACTCGGAGTTCTATCGTGCCTGGTCGGACGTGATCGGTGAGGGCCTGACCGACCTGGTGGTGAAGGCCTGGAACGGCCGGGATGCGCTGTACCTGGCCAACTGTGCGGGGCTGCTGCGCGCCGAGCGGCACCGGGGCTTGATTGCACGCTTTGATGCCCTGGTGGCCGAGGGGCTGACGAGCCGGGCCGCTATTCTTACGATGTGCCGCGAAACCGGAATGTCAGATCGCTGGCTGCGCGAAGTGATCAACCGGCCCACACCGCCCCCCGTGCCGGAAGACCAGCAGATGGTGCTGGATTTGTTCAACCACGCCGACTGACGCCCCGCCCCCGAGCGGGGCGTTTTGCGTTTTGGGACGGGCATCCAAACCCGTTCGACCCTGCCCCCGCGCGACCATGGGGGCATGGACTCGCCCCTTACCCTCTCCCCCCGCGGCATTGCACTGATCAAGTCTTTCGAGGACTTTTCAGCCGTGGCCTACACCTGCCCGGCCGGGCTCCGGACGATTGGCTACGGCCATGTTATCCGCGGGTCCGAGCCGTATCTGCGCACTGCCACCTTGTCGCTTGCCCAGGCCGAGGCGCTGCTGCGGGCCGACTGCGGCACGGTTGAGGTGTACCTCAATGCGGTGCTGCCCGACTGGATTCGGCCGCATCACTTCGATGCGCTGGGCTCCTTCACGTTTAACTGCGGCATTCGGGCGTTCGATCAATCCACGCTGCGCGCCAAGCTCAAAACCGGCGATCGCTTGGCTGCCCAGGCGGAGTTCGACAAGTGGGTTTTTGCGAATGGCAAGCGCCTGCGCGGCCTGTCGATCCGGAGGGCGTGCGAGCGGCTGATGTTTGCTGGTTGCTCGGACGTGGCCATTGAGCGTGAGCGGGCGCGCCTTCAATCCTTGAGGGGGCCGGTATGAGCATCCGCTTTTCTGTTTTCGCCACGCCGACCGAAGGCACCGAGCCTGTGCGGATCGATGCCCATCACATCGCAAGCGACGAGACGTGGTTCGAGCATCCGATCCGCTCGCATTCACTCAAGTTGGGTGGCGGCCTGCATCTGCTGGCCCACGTTGCCCTTGGCTTTGTGGTGCACAAAGGGCCGCGCGAGGTGTTGACCGCGAGCTTTACCCACGATGACGCAGGCGCCACGCATTGGCTGGAGGTGGTGGCCGTCAAAGCCACCACGAGCGGTTCGCTGAATGAGGTGCTGGAGGCCGTTGAGCTTGAGCGGGTGAGGGTTAAGCCCGGCGGCACGGCGCACATCACGCTCAACCGCGCCACGCATTTGCAGATTCGGGAAGTGCTGCATATCCAGGGGGCCGGCGATGCGTAAGCCCTGGTGGAAGAGCCGCACCCTGCAGGCCAACGCCCTGGTTGCGGCCCTGGTAGCGCTGGAGGCGGGCACCGGGCTGCTGCAGCCCGTGCTGCCGGTCAATTTTTACACCCTGGTGGCCGTGGGGCTGCCGGTGATCAACGCGGTGCTGCGGGTGGTGACAAGCCAGGCCCTGACCGCCCATCGATGCGATAAGGAGGCGTGATGTGGTCTATTCGTGGCGGCATGTTTTGCGGGTGGTTGCGGCAGTGCTTCTCGGGCTTTTGGCTTGGCGTGCTTACCAGTGGGCCTATGCGGCCGGGCGTAATGATTGCGCGCTGGCCCAGGCCACCGCGGCGCACGCCGCTGCGGATCGTGCCCGCGCTGACGCGCAACGGGCCGCCGCTGTCGAGCGGGCGGCGCTGCAGGCTGGTGCTGCTGCTCACATCGACCAGCTGAGGCGCCGCAATGCCCTGGAGCGTGACATCGCGCGCCGCCCGGCCCCTGCTGGCTGCAGCCTGGATGCTGAGTCTGTCGAGCTGCTCAACCGCGCCGTGCGTGCCGGCAATGCCGGCGTCACTGCTGCCGCCGATGAGCTGCCAGGTGGCCTGCCCGCCAGTGCCGGAGCTGACGGACGGGAGCCAGCCCGGGCTGCGGCGCTGGACCCATGACCTGCTCAACCTCTACCACGACTGCCGCCGCCTGCACGGGGCGTGCTCAACCGCGATCGCCCCGAGCGACACCGACCATGACGGACACGATTGACCGCGCTGTAGAGCGTGAAGCCGAGGCCCTGGCCGACGCCATTGAAGAGCAACACCGGCGCGACCCTGCCTACGGCAAGACGGTGGCTGACAGCGCCACCCATTGCGGGGGCTGCGGCTGCCAGATCAATGAGGCGCGCCGCCAGGCGGTGCCGGGCGTCCAGCTGTGCTTTGACTGCGCCGACGAGGCCGCATGGCTTGAGGCCCGAGCACGGGCGAACGGGAGGCCGCCGGTATGAACGTAGACATGGAAGCCGTGCGCCTGGCACTGCAGGCCATCAACCTGTTGGCAGTGGTGTGGCTGGCGATCAGCGGTCGCGACAAGGTGACCAAGGATGCGCTCGACGCCAAGCTCGCGGCACACGCCGACCGGCTGACGGCTATCGAGCGCGACATCAAGCATGCCCCCACCCACGACGATCTCAAGCGCATCCACGCCCGGCTCGACGACGTGAGCGAGAGCATGGCCACGCTGATTGGCGAGTTCAAGAGCACCAACCACATCCTCAACCTGCTGCACGAAGACCGCCTGAAGGAGCGCCGCTGATGGCCTACGCTGATTTGTTGCGGGCGGACATCCGCCTCGTGATCCTCCGCTCCCTCGCCGAGCTGCCCGCCTACCGTGGCAACAGCTCGGTGCTCAATACCATCCTCGACAGCTACGGCCACGGCGTGAGCCGCGACAACACCAAAACCGAGCTGCGCTGGCTGCAAGAGCAGGGCCTGGTGACGATCGACGAAGCCGGCGCCGTGCTGGTAGCCACGCTCACCGAGCGCGGCGAGGACGTGGCCAAGGGCCGCGCCCGCGTGGATGGCGTCAAGCGCCCCGGGGCCTGAGCCATGGCCGGCAAGAGCAGTCTTTCCCAGCGCAGCGAGGATTTCCGCCGCCACGTGATGCGCCGCCTGCGCGAGGGGCGACTCACGCTCGACGCGCTGCGCCAGGAGCTTGAGGCCGAGTTCCCCGACGAGCCCACACCCAGCCGCTCGGCCCTCGGCCGCCACAAGGCGAGCGTGGAAGAGATGATCGCGCACGAGCGCGAGATGGCCGCTGCGGCCGAGGCCTTGGTGGGCGAGCTGGGCGAGGATTTCGACGCCAAGAGCGGCGCGCTGCTCGCCCAGGCCGTCACCACTCTTACCAGCCGCTACGCGATGGGCAAGCTGCAGAGCGACGAGGAGATGGACATCGCCGACGTGCTGGATCTGGCACGGGCGGCGAAGACGGCCCAGGAGGCCCGCAGCCTCAACCTAAAGGAGCGCAGGCAGGTCGAGCAGCTCGCCCGCGAGAAGCTCCTCGAGGAGCAAAAGGCCAAGCTGGACGCCATGGGCAGCAAGGCCGGCGTCACCGAAGACACCAAGCGCGCGATCCGTGAAGCGCTGGGGATCGGCTGATGGCCGAGATCAAGGGCCGCGCCAAGATCATCCCGGACAACCGGGACGCGATCTTCCTGATGTTCCAGAGCCGCTGGATCACGGACACCGCGCGGCTCAAGCTCATGGTCAAGTCGCGCCAGATCGGCATCAGCTGGTCGACGGCGTTTGCATCGGTGGAGCGCACCGCCGCCCAGGGCGCCCGGCACGATGAGTGGGTGAGCAGCCGCGACGACATCCAGGCGCGCCTCTTCATCGAAGACTGCAAGATGTTTGCGCAGATTATGCAGATGGCCGCCAAAGACCTGGGCGAGATGGTGCTGGACGCGGATAAAAAGCTGTCGGCCTATGTGCTGGAGTTTGCGAGCGGCAAGCGCATCCACAGCATGAGCAGCAACCCGGATGCCCAGGCCGGCAAGCGCGGCAGCCGCATCCTCGACGAATTCGCCCTGCACCGCGACCAACGCAAGATGTGGGCGATTGCCTACCCCGGCATTACCTGGGGCGGCTGCATGGAGATCATCAGCACCCACCGGGGCAGCAACAGCTTTTTCAACCAGCTGATTCGCGAGATCAACGAGAAGGGCAACCCGAAAAAGATCAGCCTGCACCGCGTGACGCTGCAGGACGCGCTGGACCAGGGCTTTCTCTACAAGCTCCAGCAGGCCCTGCCGGCCGACGCCGAGCAGCAGGACATGGATGAGGCCGAGTATTTCGACTTTGTGAAGAGTGGCGCGGCCGACGACGAATCCTTCCTGCAGGAATACATGTGCGTCCCGGCGGACGACGACAGCAAGTTCATCGAGTACGAGCTGATCACCGGCTGCGAGTACATCGCCGGCATGCCCTGGGAGCGTACGCACACCGACCACTTCGCCGGCAAGATTTTCTGCGGCGTGGACATCGGCCGCAAGAAGGATTTGACCGTGCTGTGGGTGCTGGAGCTGCTGGGCGACGTGCTCTACACCCGCGCCGTGATTCCCCTCGAAAAGATGCGCAAGAGCGAGCAGGAGGCGGTGCTTTACCCCTGGTTTGCGATCGCCGACCGGGTGTGCATCGACCAGACGGGCCTGGGCATTGGCTGGGTGGATGACGCGCAAGACAAGTTCGGCACCTACCGCATCGAGGGCGTGACCTTCACCGGGCAGGTCAAAGAGTCGCTGGCCTACCCGCTCAAGGGCCACATGGAAGACCGCAAGCTGCGCATCCCCGACGACGCTACCATCCGCGCCGACCTGCGCAAGGTGCAAAAGGTGACTACCACCGCCGGCAACATCCGCTTTGTGGCCGAGAGCACCCCCGACGGCCACGCCGACCGCTTTTGGGCGCTCGCGCTGGCGATACATGCCGCGATGGAGGTACCGGGCGATACCTTTGCCGCCAGCCGCCCCCGCCAAACCCGCACCCGTACCGACCTCCAGGGCTATTGACCATGCCGCGCGTCTTCCTCTCCGATCACATCGCCCAGCGGGCACGGTCGATCGATTTCAGCTTTGCGGGCCAGCTGCTGCCCAACCCCGACCCCGTGCTGCGCGCCCGCGGGCAGCACGTGCGCGTCTATCGCGACCTGCGCGTCGACGCGCATGTGGGCGGCTGCATCCGCCGACGCAAGAGCGCCGTCAAAGCCCTGGAGTGGGGCCTCGACCGGGGCAGTGCGCCCGCCCGCGTGGTCAAGAGCGTCGAGGCCCTGCTGCGCGACCTGCCCATGGAGCAGATCATCGGCCAGGCCTGCGACGCGGTGCTCTACGGCTACCAGCCGATGGAGGTGATGTGG